ATTGAAGCGTAAATTGCTCCTTAACTTTTTAGCTTTAATCTTTTTTTCCCTCGTTGTTAGCGTCTTTGTTAGATATAGCCAGAGTAGTCATGCAGCGATGTATGACGGAGGTTTAAAAACAGCAGTCATCTTTTCCTCCCATTCAGCTCTGGCTATTAAAAATTCGAGGATCCATGGGTAAAGTTGTAAACATAAACAAAATTGAAAATGAAATTCAAAAATTAAAAACCAATGGTGGTATGTGGAAAATTAAAAATGGATCTTATGCTATTAAACATTTGGAAGTTGAAAGATTGGCAAGGCTATACAATATCCAAACTAATATTGAATTAAAACATTGTGATTTAACTAATGGTTGTGCAGTTGTAAAAG